GTAAGCTCAGATCGCCCGCGCCTGTGTGCTCGCCCTTGTCCCAAACTACCGTTGCGCGCGTGTTACTCGGAGGCGCACGGCGAGGCGAGCCAAACGCGGCAAAAGGGGCTGCAGCCTGCTCGAGCACCCAATCCCGAAGCGACGTATCAGCATCTCCCGCAATCTTCACGCCAGCCCACATGCCGCCGTCGCCGCGACTGCCGCCGCCCATGCCAAGTGCTAGATCAATCCCGTAAGGCGGGTCCGTCACGACCGCATCGACGCGCTCCAACGTCGGCAGCACATCACGGCAGTCGCCAAGATACAGCGTCGCGTCCCCGATGCGTTCGATTGCGGTCCTCATGCCGCCCTCCGCACGATCACGACCACGCGCTCAGCGGGAACGTCATCAGCCCAGCCGATCGACATGCGCTCGCACATCGCGTCGTCATAGGTGACAACGCTTGCGAGCAGGTCCAGAATTGCCTTGCTGCGGTTATCGACGTCGCAGCGGCGCTTGATCCGCCCAACGTTGATGACGATGGCGAAGCGGCCGGAGATCCTGCCGGGATGCTGAGCGGTCAGTTCCTCAAACGCCAGCTTGTGCCAACGGCGATACTCAGGCGTCCGCACCCTGCCCTTACCTGGGACGTTCATCCACGCCATGTTGACGGAGGGCGGCAGCGGGATTTCGATGCGCACCACATCGGCCGGTGTGGCGATGACGCGGACGATTTGCTCGCGGACCTTCAGGCCGCGCTTTTCCAGATCGGCTACTGACCATGCTGTCATCACCAGCGGTCCTTGTGCTCGGTTGCGAAAGGTTTGCCGAGCCACGGCATCTCGAATGGCGTGATGATAAACGTGGTGCCGTTGTTCCCCTGCTTCAGGGCAATGACAATCTCGCAGTGCGTTTCGTCGATCGGCAGCATGGTAATGCGTGGATTGCCATCACCCTCCCATCCGGCAGCGCGGGCCGCCTCCTCTGCCGCCAGCAGCCGCTCTCGAACGGTGTCCGGTCCCCAGTAGGCGACATCGCGATACGGCGCCGAGGCGATATCGTTGTCTGAGTTCCAGCCTTCCCAGCAATCGACAGGCCCCATCACGTAGGTAAAGAGTTTGGTCATGCGGATGCCCTCTGTTTGGCCACGGCAACCTTGGCCAGAAGCTTTGCAATGAAGGGATGGTCTGCCGGCCGGTCTGCGAGCAGCGGCTCAAGCGGGGCGTATGGGCCGGTGTAATCGTTGTGATCCGGGGCAACGCCCAGATCCATCGGCCAGCCCTTGTTATCGAGCCAGTTGCGCATGATCGTCGTCCAGTCAGCCGCGGACTTGACCGACGTTTTCAGAAGCTTTGAAGGCTTCTGGTGCGTCGTCTTCCACCAGCCCGCCACCGTCCGAAGCCGGTCGCGAAAGGTCAGGTTCCAATCTGCTTTGCGTGACGCCTTGGTTTTCCTGGCCGCCTCGCCGTGCCAATAGACCCGGAAATCCTTCAGACAGTCGTTGAACTGCTCCCGAGTGAAGTTCAGGCTTTCTGCGATCCGAACCTCTTCGTCCCGTGGATCCCAATCTTCGGGCAAATGGGTAAGGGTGGCGCGCGCCGCGCGCTCTTCTTTTTGCTTGTTAGGTTTTGCTAGTTCTCTTTGGATGTCTGCCGGGCCGACATCTGTTGTCTGCCCGGCAGACATCTCTTCGGAGACATGTTTGTCGGGCAGACATGTCGATTGGGCAGACATGTCTACGGGACGAACATCTCTCGGCTTGGGTTTCGACTTAGAGATGTTTGTGGGGCCGACATCTCCCTCGGCCTCAAACATGCCATCCGGGATGTCCGGGCTGTCATCTTTCTGGTCAAGAACAACGCGGTAGAGCTTGCGGTTCGCTCCGCCCTTCTTCTTCTTTGACTCGACGTATCCGCACTGTTCCAGGCGGGCGAGTGAGGCGTTGATGACGGGACGAGAACGCTTCAGCGCGTCCGCGATCGTGTCCTGCAGCGGGAAGCACCAACCCTTGTTCCAGTTGAACGTCCCGAGCATTCCCAAGACACGAATGTCCGTCATGTTAAGGCGGTCGTCTGTCAGAGCGCCGGCGGGGATCGTCGAATAGCGAGGCTTACTCATGATGTACGCTCCCCGTGAAACTCGACAGGGGTTCCATTGCGCGCTTCCATCCACGCGCGAAACTCTTCGACAGTCCTGTCCTTCTTGCGGATGTTGCAGGGCCGGCAGGCCAGAACGATATTTTCCTTTGAGGACCGACCACCTCGAGAGCGCGGGTGTTGGTGCTCTAGCTGCGAGAACGGCTCAAGCTTGGGGTCGGCATGGATTGCGCACCCGCAATACCAGCACTTGCCGCCCTGCTCTTTCAGAAGCTCCAATCGAGAGTAGCGAACTAAAGTGACGTCCACCGGTTGTCGCTGACGACCCTGCGCAGGCCGATACCAAGAAAACGCCACCTCCAACTTGTCATCGGCGGCGCCGAAAACCTGCAGAACCTGACGTTCGTCGAGGTCCAACACAGCGTTGGCAACGTCCTCGCCCGAGGCGCAGCAGAACTCGTTCAGCTTCAAAATGGAAACGCTGCCAAAGGCCTCGTCCCCGATAGCGTCGGAAAGGTAGATCAGGACCAGCTTTTCGAGCGGCGTGTTGCAGCGCTGCTCCATTGCCCAAACGGTGTTTGCTAAGCTCATGCAGCCACCCGCGCGCTGAACTCATCCTGGCGATCCATGATCGCGTTGGCGCCCATCTCGCAGAACACCTTCACGGTTCCGACAGGCCCGTTGCGCTGCTTCGCGACGATGAGTTCCATCGTGTTGCGTTCGACCTGGTCGTTCTCGTCGATCTGGCCGCGCTCGGCGTAATATTCGCTGCGGTAGAGGAAGGTGACGTGGGCCGCGTCCTGTTCGAGCGAACCGGAATCGCGGAGGTCGGCCAAGCCGGGGCGTTTGTTATCCCGATGCTCGGTCGCGCGGTTGAGCTGGGCCAAGCCGATAACAGCAACATCCAGATCCCCGGCCATGTCCATCAGGCCCTTGGAAACGTCGGTAACTTCCTGGGTCTTGTTTCCACCCCTGTTTTTCTCCGGCGTGACGTGACCGATATGATCGACGAACACAGCGCGGAGCGGCGTACCCTTGTGCTCGTACATCGACTTGAGCCGACGCGTGCGCGCACGAATATCCGCGATCTTGAGGCCCTTCGCCGGGTCAAAACCGATCGGCAGCTTCTGCACTTCCGAAAGCGCTGTCTGCATGCGCCGGAAGTTCGGGCCGTCCGACATCGTTCCCTTCAGGAATGGTTCGTAATACGGGTTCCCGCTGTTGCCGCCGATGACATCGCGCGGACGATAGGCGCGAGCCGCGGCCATCCGGCACTGGAGGGCATAGCTGCGCATCTCCAGCGAGAAGATCCCGACCGCCTCGCCGCGATTGGCGATGTTCTGGGCGACCGTGCACATAAGGCCGGATTTGCCGATGGACGGCCGGGCGCCGATGATGCCAAAGGCTCCGATCTCGAAGCCGCCGGTCATCTGGTCATAGTCTTCGATGCCGCTCAGAACGCAGGCAGCGCGCGCATTCGAGATATCCGCCCCGAACTCCCAGGTGTTCACGGCGCGGGCGCCAGTTGCGACGTCCGCCAGTTGACGCTGGAGTCGGTCCAGGTGCTCGCCGGCCGTGGCGTAGGGTTCACGCTCGATCGTCGTGAGATACTCGCCTACGCAGGCTTGGGAGCGCAGGACAACGCGCCGATCGAGGAGATAGGCGACAGCGGCCCTGATCTCTTCCTGAAACAGGAACGCCTTGTTGACGCCGAGGATGACCTGATTGACCTCAGAGACATCGAAGCCGCGGCCCTTCAGCAGTTCGATGAACCTCGCCATCGAAAACTCGCCAGTCTTGCGGGCTTCGAGGACGCATTCCCACAGGATGGGGTTCCAGCCAGAGATGAAATCGCCCGGTTCGGGCAACTCATCGAACCGGTGCAGAATGTTGCCGCCGGAGATGCCGGCGTTGATGAGAACGCCCTCCAGCTGCTTGCCCAGCTGTTCGGCTACTGACTTGCGATAGACCGGATCGTTGACGTCGCTCATTCCGCGGCCCTCGGCAAAGGCTCGCCGGCGCCGGCCTTGGCGTCGTCCAGGATGCGCTGGGCCTTGCGGGAGCGCTCCAGCATGTGCTCCAGACGCGCCATGGTCTGTTCACGGCCATAGCGGCGCTGGTAATCTGCGACAGCGGAGTCCAGCCTTTGCGCAAGTTCGGTGTCGGCAATGTCGGTCATGCTGCAATCTCCGAATACGAACGCAGGCGATGCGGTGGGCGGGGCTGCGGACGCCCGCCACGGCAGGCCCAAATGCAGGTTGAATGGTCCCTGTCGAACATCCGGCCGATCTGGGGGTAGGAGTAGCCAAGCTCATTGCGGATGCGCTGCATGGCGATCCTGCGGGCAGCGGCGACCGGAGCCAGGCGGCGGGGTCCGAGAATGTCAGCGACGGATATGCCCGTTTCCTTGGCGACTTCCGCGATGATGTGG